AAGACTGATGCCGGGTACAGAAACAAAGTTGAAAAAATGTTTCAATCCCAGTTTAAATAATTCTCCTTGGTAAGCAGTTGCCAATTGACCCAGTTTCGGCTGGGTCTTTTTTTGTGTATAATTTAATTGTTGCTGTAGCAAGTGACAAAGTTAGGCCGTTTACACATGCATCTTGCCCTTGGGTTCTCCCCGGGGTTGCTACCAAGGTGCAGTTGTAAACGGCTTTTTTGTTTTCTATGCCAACCGTACTCCACACGATAGCAAGCACCTGCATGGGTGGCGTGGAAGTAAACACCGGACTTGGCCACACCTCCAAGCATTTCGATTAGCCTGTCAGCGAGGGACTAAGGTAGGTATTGGTACATGGGTGGGACAAGCCAATACCGGATGAATCGCTGCCTCATGGGGTTACTGGGATGGTTGGTTTTAAGGGGTAGTTTGTTGAGTAACTACCCTGTAAAGCATGACCCTCTGGGTAGGGCTGGGAGCCTTGGCTACCACCCTTGGGGGACCTATGCCTAAAAATAGTTGACCTAATAAGAAAAATGGTATATATAATGTTAGCAAGGCATATCTGGCAACAGACCCTTACCGCAGCGGATGCTGACGAGTGGCTGGCGCAACCAGCAAGTAATGGCCCTGTTTTCAGGCTCACCGATGCGAGAACCCTGTATTAATAACCAATGAGGTAAATCAAATGAGCGTTTCACTATCCAACGCCTTTGTTACTCTTTTTGACGCGGAAGTAAAGCAAGCCTACCAAGGTAAAGCAATGCTTGTTCCGGCGGTTCGCCAGCGTCGAGGAGTCGAAGGTTCTACTGTTAAGTTCCCTAAAGTGGGCAAGGGTGTTGCAACCCTGCGTGTACCACAAACTGATGTCACCCCTCTCAACGTAGCATTCAGCACTGTCACTTTGACTCTTGCTGATTACAACGCTGCTGAGTACTCTGACATTTTCTCCCAAGCTAAAGTCAACTTTGATGAGCGTCAAGAGCTCGTTCAAGTTGTTGCTGGTGCTATGGGCCGCCGCCAAGACCAAATGGTCCTTGATGCTCTCGCAAATTCAAGCACTAGCTTGACAGTTGCAAACAGCATTGGTGGTGCAACTACCAACATGAACATTGCCAAGCTCCGCGAAGCAAAACGCCTGTTGGACAAAAACAACGTAGCGCCAGATGGCCGCCACATTGTTATCCATGCAAACGGCTTGGCCAACTTGTTGTCCGAGACAAGCGTAACGAGCTCAGACTTCAACAGCGTTAAAGCGCTGGTGCAGGGCGAGATCAATACCTACTTGGGCTTTACATTCCATGTGCTGGGTGATCGTTCTGAAGGTGGCTTGGCCATCGACAGTTCTCTTGACCGCGTTTGCTTTGCGTTCCACAAGGATGCAATCGGCTACGGTGAAGGTATTGCCATGCGTACTGAGATCAACTACATCGCCGAGAAGACATCTTGGTTGGTGAATGAAGTCTTCAGTGCTGGTGCTGTTGCCATTGACGCAGAAGGTATCGTTCAGATTACCTGCCGCGAATCTTAATCTAGGAGACTGACATGGCATTTTCAAGCACTGGTTTTGTAACCGTATGCGCTGCCAAATCTGGCAATGCACCATCAATGTATCTGTACAAAACAGCAGATACCCAAGCCACGGTTAACACTGTGAGCTACTTTGACAGCATTGCATCGCTGTTAAAAGTCGGCGACATTATTTTTGTCTATGACTCTACTACGCCTAGCCTAGTGTTGACTTACGTTAACGCTGTGTCTTCAGCTGGTGTGGTTGACATTGCTGACGGTACAACCGTAAGCGCAACTGACACTGACTAATTAATGGTCAGTGAGCTAGGCCACTTTCTGGGGATTCTCGGAGGGTGGCCTTTCTTACATTGAGAGGCTCAAATGGCTGCTGGCGACACTGGTGTATCAATCTGCTCTGATGCCTTGCTTCTAATTGGAGCCAAGGCTATTTCGTCATTTAACGATGGCACCGATGAGTCCAGCGTGTGTGACCGACTCTATCCCGATATCAGAGACTCTGTGTTGGTTACGTACCCATGGAGCTTTGGCATGAAAAAGGTGCAGCTGGCCCAGCTGATCACCACCCCAAATTCTGTCTGGCGCTATGAGTATCAGCTGCCGGGCGACAAATTAGCTAACCCACGCGCCGTGTACAACAGCGCCAACCCCGGTAGCCCTGTCCAAAAGGACTGGGAGATCCAAGGCGACAAGCTGCTCACCAACCTGACCAGCGTCTTTATCGACTACCAATTCAGCGTGCCCGAGTACGCTATGCCCCAATACTTTGTGCAGCTGCTTAAATACATGGTGGCTTGGCACATTGCTGAGACCATCACAGAACAGCAGGACAAATCTACCAAGTGGCAGCGCGTGGCCACTGGTGACATCTCTGAAAATGGCCGTGGTGGGTACATGCGTACCGCTATGCAGATTGATGGCCAGAATAACCCGGTCCGAATTATTGAAGATTACAGCCTTATCGCAGTGAGAAACTGATGCCACGCTTTGTAGAATTCACCACCAACTTTGCTACAGGGGAGCTCGATCCCTTGCTACGTGCGCGAGTTGATCTGGCTGCCTACAACAATGCTTTGGCCAAGGCCACCAACGTGCTGATCCAGCCCCAAGGCGGTCTGCGCCGTAGGCCCGGTACCAAGCACATCTTTGAGCTGCCAAACAGCAGCACCCCAAGCGCGGCCAATGGCGTGCGTCTGGTGGCATTCCAATTCTCTGTGTCTGACAGCTACATGTTGTGCTTCACCCACAACCGCATGCATGTCATCAAGAATGGCGTGGTGCAGGCCAACATCAATGGCACCGGGAACAGCTACCTGACAACTACCATTGCCAGCGATATTGTGGATGACATGTGCTGGGTCCAGTCTGCCGATACTCTGATTGTTGTCCACCCTGACCTGCAGCCTGTACGCATTACGCGCACAAGCGACACAGCTTGGACCGCAACCACCATCACCTTTGATGGCATTCCCAAGTACGCATACACCCAGACAATCACAAACCCAGCCGCTACCCTGACACCAAGCGCCGTGTCTGGCAACGTCACACTGACAGCTGGGTCTGCTGTATTTTCAGCTGGTAATGTCAACCAGTACATTAACGTGACCACCCAAGGCCGCGCTCGCATTGTTGAGTACGTTAGCACCACAGTGGTTAAGGCAATCACTGAATACCCCTTCTTTGACACCGCAGCGGTAGCATCGGGGGGTTGGGAGCTTGAGAGTGGTTACGTTGACGTATGGAGCTCTACAAAGGGCTGGCCACGTACCGTGTCATTCCATGAGGGCCGACTGTACTTTGGTGGCAGCAAGTCCCGCCCATCGACTATCTGGGGATCCAAGATCGGACTCTTCTTTGACTTTGTGCCAACCGAGTCTTTGGATGATGACGCGGTAGAGGCCACGCTGGACACCAACGATCTGAACGTGATTACCGACATTATCAGCTCGCGTGACTTTCAGGTGTTTACCACTGGCGGTGAGTTCTATATCCCGCAGACTGGTACAGACCCTGTTACCCCGCTGACATTTACATTTAAGAACGTCAGCCGCAATGGCATTAAGCCCGGCACCCGCGTGCAATCTGTGGAGTCTGGCTCGATCTATATCCAGCGCCAAGGCAAGTCTCTCAATGAGTTTATCTTTAGCGACACCCAGCTGACATACATTACCCAGCGCATCTCCCTGTTATCTGGCCACCTGTTAAAGGGACCGCAGCGGGTTGCCTTGCGTAAGGCATCCAGCACAGAAGAGGCAGACCTGCTCTTGATGACAAACACTGACGATGGCAGCATGGGTGTGTTTTCGATCATGCGGTCCCAGCAGGTAACCAGCCCCTCAGAATTTACTACCGATGGCTTATTCATTGATGTGGGTGTGGATATCAACGCAATCTACGTAGTGACTAAGCGAACATTTAACAGTGTGGATCGGTACTTTATTGAGCTGTTTGGTTACGAATACTTTACTGACTGCGCGTTTGTTGGTGGTGCCGCAGCCAGCGCCAGCAGCCTGCCTCATGTGGCCAAGGCTTTGAATGTGATCACAGACGGATCTCCACAAAGCAATGAGACTGTGAGTGGTGGTGGCTCAGTTACGTTTGACCGGGCAAGCGCTACTAGCTACGAGGTTGGCTTGCCAATCACTGTGTATGTCAAGACAATGCCTGCAGAGGTAAAGCTGCAGACTGGTAGCCGGGTATCGTTTAAGAAGCGTATTGTGGAGATCAGCGCTATAGTCAATGAGACCCAGAACCTGATTATTAACAACCAGCCAGTGGCATTCCGCTTGTTTGACAACCCGCTGCTTGATGATCCAGTGCCAGAGTTCACCGGGATCAAGCGCGTCAATGGGGTGCTTGGCTACAGCCGCGAGCAGTCTATTGAGCTGTCCCAAGATCTGCCGCTCAAGATGAACTTGCTTGGCCTAGATTACCGAGTGGCTGTTTTCTCAGGAACATGACATGGCAATAACACCCGGACAAATGACAGCAGGCGCAGGTTTACTTGATGCCTATGCTGCATCTCAAGCACAGCAGGCTCAAGCAATTAACACACAGACAAGCTACCTATTGCAGGCGCGAGATACGCTGGCCGTGGCAGAGGTCCGAGCAGACATGTCTGAGCAGTACGCCACCATCCAAGCTGGCCGTACTATCAAGCGAGCTGAGATTGAAGCGCAGAACTACCAGATCGCTGGCAATACTCTGTTAAAGAACATGCGTGCTACTAATGCGTCTGTACGCGCTAGAGCTGCTGCAAGTGGAGTGGTTGTTGGTGAGGGATCAAACCTTGGCATCCAGCGCGAAAACGTAGCCGCCACCATGCGTGATGTTGGGATCTCTGACCTCAATGCATTGACTGCGCGGGTTATGGGTTTTGAAGACGCAAGTGCCATGCGTCAATCTACTGAGTACCAAAACTACTTAAATACATTTACAGCTCAACGTCAGGCTGGCCAATACACACAGGCTGCTAGTGCTTCCAGAATGACTGGCGGCTTGTTGGCCAATGCAACCTTGGCCAAGGCTGTACCTACATTTTTGAAGGCTATGTAATGGCAACACGAATTGAATCAGGCCAAATGCAAGTGCGCTCTGTTGGGAACGCGCCAATAGTGCAAGTGCAACAGCAGCAGATTGACTACGTTGGACCGCGTGCAGAAGCTCAAGCAGCTGGGACTATGGCCCAGATCCTTGACCGCATGAGCGCCAGTGCGTTTGCAGACGCAGCAACCATGAGAAAAGAAGAGGGTCTACAGTTTGTGGCCAGCAACCCAATCAGCCAAGAGCAGGTTCAGCTGGCAAAAGATGGTGTTGTTACAGGTCTTGGTCTTGGTGGTGTTGGTACTCAAAATATATTTGAGCAAGCTGTGGCCAAGGCTCGCAGCTTTGAATTGTCTGGCCACTTTGAGATGGAAGGCCGCAACGAGCTGGCCAAGTTGCTGGCTGACGTTGAGGCAGGCAAAGCGTCATCCGAGCAAGTCAGTACAAAAATTAAGACGATGACGGATGGGTACTCAAAATCCCTGTCCAGTGTTGACGCTGAAGCTGGTATCAAGTTCCGCGCAACCATGGCCACCCATGGCAATACCGTCCTCAATGCTGCATACACTGCAGAGTTAAAGCGAGAGAAGGCTCAACGCATAGCCAAGTTTGATG